AGGAAGATAGAATCTTCGGGTGTGGGTGGATTTGCATCATTCAACCATGATGTATGTTTACCTACTGCCATATACAACTTATTGTATACTGAGAGGCCTTGATGTACCCACCGTACAGAACCCCCATCTGACAATGCATTAGGAGTCGGTCCTGTACCAGATGCCGCAGAGGTGTGCGCCGAGACACATATGAATAAATTTTGATTGTTTACAACCGATGCCCCTGCCGCGTAGGATTCTGATTGCTTCCAACTCGCTGCTGACCTATTAATTGATTGCAAAAATTCCTGAGCATTAAAAATTCTCAGTTTATTTGTGATAATTGCTGCCATTGTTCTACCTTTTGCGTGTGTAATTTTAATATTATTTATAATCTTTTTTAGTCGGTTGCTGTAGTATCCAAAATATTACTTAGTTCTGCGATAGTTGTTGGTGCTGTTGTATATTTTACAACTGTCGATTCTACTGCAAAATTAGTTTTATCGTGATAAGTTTCCGTTTGAAATTTTTGAAACTCATTTGAGCTCAAAGTTGTTGTATTATAATCTAAAGATTGAAGTCTATCATTAAACTTTGCACGTTCGACTGACAAATTTGTTGGTCCCATTCTTTTTCTTGTACCAGAATTTGGATTTTCTTCACTCATTACCAAATAAATCGGTTTGATCAATATTTCGGAATCTAAAACCGCTCTATATTTTCTATCGCTTTTTGTGACCACATCAGATATTCTAGTATTTCTCCAATTATGATCAGTTCCATCTGTATTTGCAATCCACTCATTTTTTCCGCCGGTTTCAATAGGTAAGTTATACCACATATTATATTGATTTGCACGTACCAATACATGAGAAAGAGTATCAGTTTTTTGTGACCAATTTCTCATATTCCAATATGGAGATTCAGCGGCCTCTGCTGCTGGACTAAACAAATGTGACAGTTTTTGCCAAGGGTATATATCACTAAAGTAAAATTTAAATCTTTCAAGGGATTTGTAAGTAGTATGAAGTGTCGGAACATCCCCTTCTTTATTATTATTAAATCTTCCAGAAATATTTATGATCATTTTTTCATCTCTAGGATTGGCACCATCTCTTTGAGCACCGATCCAGTGATTTGCGCCCCTGTCAACATTTCCCCTAAAGATATTATCCCATCTAAATTCTACTGTATTGCCCGGATTTCCTGTGTGATTGGGCATATACCCATAACCAGATTTCCAAACTACATCTAATAAAACATAACGATCACCAATATCATCATCTAATAAAACACCAGTAATTTCGTATTTACCCCAAGGCCTTGTGTTCAACCATTCATCACTTGTAACCGCCGCATCTGAAGTATCATATATGGTAATGGTGTTGCCTATAATTTCTTGTCTATAATAATGCGAATAGTCTTTACCCGAAGAATCACTATAATTTAATGCAATTCTGAAAACATCACTCCAATGTGTTGCATCCGTAGTCTCATCTGCCTTGAGTAATGCATATCTACCAGAGCCGCTATCGACCGTGGCTGCACCTACTGTGTCGTCAGATATTTCACCCACACCAACACCATCATATATTGTTACGCCGTCTGTAGTGACAGTAGAATTGATGCTACGTTGTCTGTTATCATATACAAAGGTGTGTCCCTGCGAATTAAGATAATTAGTGTCTTGTCTATGTAAAGTAGGATACCAATAATTATCTATTGGAGTATAGGCCCAACGACCAAGACCATCCATGTTTTTGACTTTCATATTGACATTTTTAATAATTTCATAGAATAATTCTGTCCAAGCGATACCAGCACCTTTACGGACAAGTGCAGTAGATGTGATACTATATTCACCAAACATCATAAGTCCGGCCGGATGCACAACTTTTTTAACTATTTTTCTCCACTCATCAATATATCGACCAACTTTAATAACATAAGAATAATCTTGCCACAGATAGCCATCATATAATCTGTTATCATGTGATAAAAATCCCTCATCATTCAAGAATGATCCTGTATCCTCGCACAAAGGTCCGGTTAATACAGTCACGGCCGCAGTACCATCACCGAAAGAAGATAGGTCTAGGGTTGGTGCAGTATCATATCCAACACCAAATCCATCAAATTGAGTTTGTAATGGACTAGATTGGATTTTAATTTTAGTTATCTTACCAATATTTTCACCTTTTCCGATAAAAAATGCACCTTCGCCAGTTGATCTATAACTACTAGATTTATCCTTGACATATGCTTGTGGGAATTTTCTATAACCACTACCACCTGTTATTAATTCTGTTTTAGAGATTGGACTCTTAGATTTTGCATCCCACGAAACACTCAAAGAAAATGCATCTTCTAAAGTATGAGTAGAATATGTACCATCTGCGGCAGATTTTCTCAAAGATATTTTATTTGCAGCTGTTGGGTGTGTAGAGTTGTATATAACATATTCTAAATCATCTGACAATAAAGCATACGAAGTTATTTCGATTTGATCTCCTACTGTTAAATTTGGAGAAAATGTTATTATAGAACCATTAGTTGCAGTGTATGCGGCCGCAGCAAGTTCTGTAGTTGTAGATATAGAATCTCCAACTAAATTTACAACAGTATTTGTAACATCAATTATAGGAACTTGTAATGCGTCATATTCTAAAGTATAAGTTGCCCTAGTTGCATCTGTGACCGTAAATTTTGTAATAACTGGTCTAGAATTTCTAATTGCCTTAGAAGATGGGACAGGATTCACATATATTGGACTCAATCCCTGACCACTTATCACATTATCTGTACCAGTGTCTTGTATAGTAGAACCAATCGCCGAGGCCTGTTCCTCATATCTTCTGCCCATAGTAAATCTAAGAGCACCAAAGAATCCTAATGTATAGTCATCAACAATATAATTTGCATCTGCTACTTGTCTAGCACCTAGATAGAAATTTTTCTGAGGAGTAGAATATGAAATATTTACAATGTCACTTGCAGAAAATACAGTACTTAAAAATGTTATTGCAGTACCAGAAGTAGCAGTGTATTCATGCAATTCTAATGTTCTTGTTGCAACTGTTGTGGCCCCCGCGCCGCCTCTGGTAACAGTTCTAGTCAAAGTTACAGTTGGAACTTTAATTGGATCATAACTCAAAGAACGTGTAGTTTGATTAGCGGTTGCAGTAAATGTTAGGGTCTTATCACCATATTCTGCAATATTAAAAGCGATAGTGCCGGTGGTGGCCTTTTTAATACCATCCAAATAGATAGTGGTTTCTGTAGCACCAAAATATACTGCGACATGGTGCCATACACCAAATTCTAATGCGGTAACAGTTAATATTGCAGAACCATCTATTCCTTGTAATCTAATTGTACCGTCTGGATATTGCCAAAGAGTGGTGCGTTGTGTGCCGTCTGCATGATCGTTGAAAGAGAAAATTGCAGACCCATTAGAACCACTTCTAAGTTTTTGAGATTTTCTAAAGTACCAGAAATCTAAAGAGACACCACCTGTAGAATTTCCACTAAAAATTTGTCCTACATCATTAATTCTTGCATATCCGTGATCTGTATGTAATGCGTGATCACCGACAACACTAAGTTTTGCAGAAAATCCATCTTTTAACCACTGATTCGCAAGTACAGAACCCTTAAATGTTAATGATTGACCAGTCTGATAATTTTTACCACCATCAAATACTGTCAAACAGTTTAAATATGTACTTCCTGTTATTGAAATATTAAATTTAGCCCCAGTACCTAACTGTGAAGTACCTGATATATCTGTCAATGCAAAAGTATTCGCAGCGGTATTTGTGCCGATAGTATCTACTTCCATAATACCACCAGTGGAATTAATTCTTACCACCTTAAATGTCAAGTCATTTGCCGGTGTTACGCCACCAAGTTGATTTCCTCTGATAATAAAAGTTGTACCTACAGAATAATTTTGCCCGCGATTTACAGCACTAGGATTTGCAAGATTATATGCAATACCATTTTTTTCTACAAAGAACTTTACTCCCGAACCATTAATTGGTTCATTTACTGGTTTTGCGATGTCTATATTTAGAACTAAAGGATTATAATATGAACTACTACCCGAAACTACTGTTGGCGTATCTTCCAATGAAAATGTTGCAATGCGACCACCTACTGGGCGGCCGTGAGTAGAAAATTCTTGTATTCTACCATTTTCATCAACCTGAGTCACAATAATAGTCAAATCATTTTCTGGCGTTATTCCATTAGAAGAAAATCTTGTGCCGGGGATTACAAATTTATCTCCGACTGCATAATTAATAGTTGGATATACAGTAGTACCATTTGAATCTGCATCACTCAATCGCACAGTCATTATGTGTGGAGCATCACTTGGTCCTCTTGTATCCACATCCCAGACTGCACCTGTACCAACCGTAGTTGTAGTTACTCTGCGTGTCGATGGAATGAGAACATAATCAGAAGAAGAAGGAGTTCCATGATTTAGTGGACCAATATCAACCCAAGCTTGTCCATCTGCAACAGTGTCTACTCTGACCAATACATCATTTGCAGGACTAGTTCCACTGGGCAATGAACTTCCCAGAATTTTTATAATGTCATTTTGATTGTATAAACGAGATGCATCAGAAGAACTCAATGTGAGAGTAAGTGTACCAGCAATTACAGTATAATCAAACAGAGCCCCAAAACCAATTCCGGCATTATATTCGGGAACCATTTTTGACAAACTAACAGATGATGGAAGAATTGCAGTTGAGTTGTGATTTGTATTAGGGATCGTGACACCAGTTATTGCACCGTCAGAATCTACAGACGAAATAGTAAAATTCAAATCAGTTTTATATCGTGTCTCTGTAGGATCTCCTTCATTAATATTTGCAATATCAGCTGGTGGATTTGCAACAGAAGTTAATCGAGTCTTGTGTCTCATTGCAAGAAAATTTTGTTTGTTGTCGGTATAATGACCATCAAATTCCATGTCATTATATTCATGCACTATAGTATTATCATGATTCTCAAATGCAAATAGCCCAAAAACGTCATCATCTTTTGCATCAATATTTTCAATTTTAACTAATGTATTTCCAGCAGTATCGTGATAGGGATTACCGGATAAATTTATGTCCCAAATATTTACAGGATATTCGCCCGAAACTGGATTTTGCAAAAATGCGACATTATAAGAACTATTTGTTGACGTTGTTTCAGATACTTGTCCTACTGCGCCTGTACCAAAAGTACCATTATTATTAAATGATATTTCTTCGCCAGTGATATAACCATCACCTCTAGCCACAATATCTAAGTCTTCGACAGGACCAAAGGCCGTATGTTCAATCTTTGCCGAAAACCCATAACCAGAACCAGCCGAAGTTAAATTATAATGCAATGGTTGGTTAATAGAATAATCACTACCACCGTCTGTAATATTAAATCCAGTTACACACTCATATAAAGTTTCTTCATATGTTGTATTATCTGTTTGAGAGACTGTTATTATTTCTTTACTAGAAAATGTACCGATAATATTTGTTATGTAATACTGTCTGACAGAATATGTTCCTAAAGTCATATCCTTTCTACTTTCAACCGTAGCAGTTGCCAATGATGTTTTACCCGTAATCATATATGGTGTGGACAATTTCGCATTCGTACCAGTTGGAACGTAAGGAATTGCGCGGAGACTTTTTGAAGTATCCCATTTATTATTACTAGACTTAAATATGTTATTTTTTGGATAATAAATTTCTATATCTTCATTAAAGATTGCATGAAACAGAAAATCATAAGACTTCTTAGAACCCTTAGACTGATAAAAATCTTTCATAAATTTCAAAAATTGTTTCTGATTTTCATATGTAGTTTTCTTTACACCTACAGATTCTATCAATCTTTGGATACCATCTTCAGTATCTGGTTTGGTAGAAGGATCGGCCCAAGTATGAATTGTAAATCTAATCTTAACAATATCATCTGTAACTAGGGGAGTAGGATCTCCATTAACGTCTATAAATTTTATAAAATTATCTTTTAGTACATAATTACCAGAACCACCGTCAACACTTTCTGTTAATACAGTATAATCTCCCGAAGATCCGGCCGGATCTGTTGCAGGGGGAGTCAGATGTTTTACATATTGTGTAAGTGTAGTACCATCTCCTCTTGCACTACCAGCAACATTTTTAAAGACTCTTATTGAATTTATTTTATGAGTCGCACTAGTCTCTCCAAAATAATAAAAAGGATTGAAGTAACTCATTTTATAGGTTGATTGATTTCCTGTACCCAAAAATTCTTGATCAAATAAACTTTCAATCGCAGTTTCAGTATTTTTTCCTTCTTGATTTATTTGAACATATTCAGAATCTTTTGTTACGCCGCCTTTTATTTTAGTAACATTTGGGAAACTTGAAGCTAATTCATTCTTAAATAAACTTACAAACACATCAAGTGTTTCGTCAATATCAGTATAATCTGTTATGTTTTGAGTCACTCCAGAAACGCCATCTGAAGCACTCATCCACTCATAATATAATTCCAAGAATTTTACAAATCGGCTATAATCTTCATCAGAAGAAATATAATCTGGCAATTGTGTCTTTATGTGGTTCGCAATATTTTTTATGTTTGTGTTTTCCATTATCAGTAACCACCACCACTAGAAGAACCACCAGAGGACGAACCACCAGAGGACGAACCACTACTAGACGAACCACTAGACGAACCACTAGAGGACGAACCGCCAGTAGTACTTGTTGTATCTGTACCTGTAGTGTCACCAGATGAAGGTAGGTCACTATATACCCTAGTAGATGAAGTATTGCCAGTACCAGAAGTCACTGAGGCAACGGAAGTGTTGTAGGACGTAGTTACATTTCTTGTAACTACGACTCTCTGAGTCGATATATCATAATTTTCATTAAAGTCATCAGTGTCTTCTATCATTGTAATTGAAAGTTCACTGGAGTCTATGTAAACAATTTGGTTTCTTACTGGAAAAATATCTTGAGATGATGGAGATGCAATCAAACCTAAGTCGTTTCCAATTAAAATTCCAGAAATACTTAGAGCTGGAATTTCTATAACTCCGGTTGCATAGTTTACAGTCCCTTTATAAAGAGAACTATAAATCTTAATAGACGATGCATTTATTGTATAAAATCTAAGTTTTCCAAGTCCGTCATCGTCAATATAATAAGAACCTGTGGCCCCAGTAACAGTAAATGCATTTGAATATATACTGAATGGTGCGATACCATTACTAAAATTAAATGTATACTTTTTTGCAGTGTTAAGAATGACATCTTTCTCATTTATCATTTTGACATCAGTTACGTTGTTTGTAATAGATTCATCTGCTTGGTCAATTTTTGCAAGAAATTGAGAATATCTAAAATAACTATTAAAATCGTTTAAAAATGACGTATTAAAATTAGCTATTGCATTAGAAACTGTTGTCTTTAACATTGCAGCATCTAATAATGTCGCCTCATTATCATATTTTACCTGTGTAGTAACTTTTAATTTAATAAAGTCTGGATCAACAATTTCTGGAGTCAGAGTTAATACCGAATAATTAGAAGTTAGTTGATTCACTAGTGATTGTTTTTCTTGAGCAGACAAATAAAATCCAGTGTTTGGCTTAATACTAATGAATACTCTACCATATGCAGCAGGAATATTATCTTCTCCGCCCCATATATTAATAGAAGTTGACTGTGGATAAATTTTTGGTATGATAGTCATATAATCTCTGGCCGTAACACACCTATTCTGTCCTTCAAATGTTCTGGGCGCATAAAATTTAATAGAATCTATTGACTCTTTATCTGCACCACCAGAAGTTGTCCCGATAATTCCCAAATTTCCACCCACAAGTGGCGTTTCTATACCATTCGGCAATTTTATTAATTGCATAATTCCTGTAAGATTATTTGCAGTCGCACCAGTTGTAATAAGATATTCTACAGTTACAATATTACCAGAAGATAGTGCAGTACCCAATACACCATCTCCAAAAATAATTTCGTATTTTTCATCTGAAGATTCTTGCAGGAAAAATGATTTACTGACACTACTAAGAGACATTGTATCTGTACCGATAGAATATTCAGTAGTTGTAAGTACATCGGAACTAGGAGTCACAAAAACTCTAATGGTACTAGTATCCACTGTATTATTTGTTATTAAAAACTTTTGATTTTGATCGGTAGTATCTACATAAAAACTTTCAGTTACAAAAGTTCCTTGAATGAGCTCTAAATCAAAAATTTCATATGTATGTACCCATTTTTCATCATTTCTTTGTACTGGTGCAAATGCTCGATTTACTACTCTTGTTTTCTTAGGAAGAAATTTATAACTCTCGTATATTTGACTATTAGATTTCTGAAAAACAAAGTTTCTGTCAACAGTCAGTGATGACAAATTATTCCCATCAGGAGTATCCGCAACAACTTCAAACGTACAAGTAACACTACAGGTAGCTGCTCGATTTGATGTTGGAGTATATCCAAGCATCTTGGCCTTGGCAACAACATTATTTCGTAATCTTGCAGTATCCAAAAACATCTCATTTGACACCATATTCAAATAAAATGAGTTATAATATGTATTGTAACTCAAAATATCTGTCAAAGTGGATAATCCAGAGCCTTCAAAATCATAATCTTTGAATGTCGGATCACTTTTCATATATGCTTTTATATTAGATTTTATACTTGAAAAATCTAATTCTGAAATTTGAATATTTTTTGCCATTTATTTTACTCTTTTAATTCCTAAACTGTACGAAAGGGTCTCCGTTACAGGGGGTATCATATATTTCAATTCAATATTCAGTTCATTTCTGTCAACTGACTCTAAACCAAATTTTACATCTAAGACTTTTATCCTTGGTTCAAAGTTTTCCAAGGCAATTTTAATACTTTCTTTTATATTTATCTCGCCTGGCACCGATATAGAATCAAAGTTTGTGGAAAGTTCAAATAATGCCCCATATAAATCCCCACCGAATAATGGCTGAAATCGTCGTTCTCCCTTACTTGTCAATAAAATATTATGAATACTCTGCTCGATACTTGGAAATCTGTTCGCATTAGGACGATCTATTTTAGTAACAATGTCATTTTCCAGATTTTTGGTCATTTTCAAATCAAAATCTTTATTTGTTATTAGAATTGCCATCTAACTTTCCTTATGGGTTTAAATGTATTTGTGGAGCTTTAATTGTTGTATTGCCACCACTCTTTGTGTCTATAGTCTGTCCTACATCAACATTAACTTTGCCAGCTATTTTCACCGTGACGTTTGCATCCACCACTAGATTTAAATTACCTGTAACATGAATACTATCATTTCCCAAAACTATTGTATAGTTATCTTTCACAATTTTAACAACCCTAGAGCCATCTGGGTGAATTTCTTCAAATGTACCACTTCTATGTTGTGTATGTATTCTTTCTGCGTTGGGTGTATCATCAAATTCTTGAATATGTCCAGATTCTGTAAACAAAACTTTATTGTGTGGATATTCTGCTTTGAATGGTGAGTCTGGTTCTGCAAATAATGAATTTTGAGTGAGTTGATTCGATTTTTGTGTGACAGAATATGGTTTTGGCAGAGCGGGAGTACCACCCGCATATTGAGAACCTACGGTAGAATAACCATCTAAGGTCAAAGCACCAGCAGATTCTAATGCATCATTTTGAAATAAAGCAGATGCAGATTGAATCGCATCTGGAGACTGTTTAAATCCTAATAAACCATCTGTCAACATAGAACTTACTGGTCCAGTTCCCAATGCAGATGATATACCATTAGAAACAACATCATAAACTTTCTGTTGAATATTAGAAGTGTCCATTTTACCATCTAGTAACCGCAATGCAGTTGAGGCGTGACTGCCCATCAAAGTACTTACTTTATCTTGTATGGTTCCAGATGATGCACCAAAGTTGGCATAATCTTTTAAGTTATTTACTTTATCTTGAATACTACCGGCTACTGCCTGATATGGATCATAATATTTACCAGACATTTTTCCATTATTTACAGCGGCAAAAATTTCTGTTATTCCAGAACCACTACCAACACCCTGAGCCTTCAAGAATGACACAACACCGGCAGAAGGGTCCAATTGAGTATCAATCGCACTTTGAAATGTCGAGAAGTCGGCATCAAATCCACCAGTAACTGTATCACCTAGTTGTAATAATCCTCTTTCAGTTCCTAAACCAGACGATCTACCAACTTTTCTTGGATCCATCGAACCACCAGTTTCATATGACATAACTGTTGCCAAATCCACAGCAGAAACTCCCAAGGAATTTGCAGATAAAATAACACCAGACCGCAAGGAAAGATTTTTATAATTATCAGTTTTTGGAATCATTGGAGAGCGAACTTTATCGCCAATACTATAACTAGTATTTGGAGCCCACTCTTTTACATTTATTCCTTTTGGTATAATTGCATTAATAGTAGGACTTCTACCAACTAACTCATCTGGATTTTGCCAAGGGATAGTTGAATTTGGATCGCCTTCATACTTATTTTCACCACTATCATTGCTCCCAAGTTTTAAAGCACTAGAATCTGTGTACTTGGAAGAACGATTTACAGATGGAGTAGAAGAAATACCGTCTTGTTTTCCCGTAGCTGGGTCTGGTACAATACCATTCCTTTTTAATTTTACAGATCCTCTTTCTTTAGATGCCATACTAAAGTGCATCGCATCTTTAGAGCTATTCCAATCACCGCCCCAACCCAGGCCATATTTTTTGGCCATTGCAGAAACGCCATCAGGCATATCGGTAATCATTTTTTTACCGTATGGATTTTCAGCTGGATTGATGTCTATAGATACCCCTGAGGCGTGATATGACCACGAACCATTACCAGCTGCACTTTTTCTATACACGTATCCCCCAAGACTATAAATGCTATACCCAGTGGGGAATGCCGCCGTAGGAGTGCGCTCTAACTCATTGATAAAGTTTTGAAAATTGTCTTTGAATATAGTTGCAACATATGTACTATTTCCATTTTTAGATGTAATTTTAGATAATCTATTTTTATTTTCTTTGTCATTTGCAGTGCCAGATTGATCTATTGCTCGGTCGCCATCCCCACTCGAATTATCAGAACCAGCTGCAGCATCAGCATTAGGATTATTTGAGTCTGGGCCCACACCAGTTGCAAGTTTGTTTACGTCAGCGTCTCCCTTTACAGATGCGCCTGGCGTAAATTCGTCCGAACTAGGATAACTACCATCGGGGGCCCCAATTGCGGAATCGCCAGGCTTTCCATAAACAGTACCCCAAATAATAGGGTCTTGTGCTGTCATTCCATCTCTAAAAAATCCCATAACCCATGCGCCGGGCAATGCACCAGTAGGCGACTGTCCAATGCCCATAATAGATGCACTAGTAATAGGCATAATAGGGGAGGCCCAAGGTAGTGTTTCGGTAGGAATTTTTGATCTATCTTCGCTATGAAAACCAAAAATTCTTACTCTGACTCGTCCCAAGGCTTCTGGATCATTTACATCTTCGACAACACCTTGCCACCAGACGATTCCTTCCTTACCACTAAAAAGGTTCATTGAATTTTTCCTTCAACTACTGGCGCAGGGGATGGCAATTGGTCATTCATACTATCTTTAATTAATTCCATATCGTTGTAATATCTACCATTGTCGAGTCTGTGCCTGATTGCACAAATCAAATATTTTCCACTATAATATTTATCCTCCCAATCTGTGCCCAGATCCAATCGGGTAAAAATTGGCAAAGATAATTCAACGGTATCACCTACCGACAAGTCACTATCACCATAAACAGTTATAGAGCATTTTATATTGTTCATAAGTTGCATAAAAAACATTCTCTGCAAGAAAATCTTTTCTTGATTGAACAACGGCCTACCAGAATTTAATTCTACTTCAGGCAATAAAAATTCTTGCTCAGTATCATATTGAGCACCTTGGCCAGTAATATCAAAAATAGGACTGTCTGGTGTTGCATTCTCATTCATACCACCCTCTTGATTGAGGTACTTGTAGTCCATAGAATTTTCCCAAAAAGAATGTTTGAATTCTTTTTTAGTTCTAGTAATTAAATCAATAGTTGTCAGTTTTGATTTATAGAGGCCCTTTGCAATATTATCCAAAACTGTGAAGTTAGAAATAAAACTATAATCAACAACCTTTTTATTTTCAAAATTTGGATCTGCAATCTGCAATTCTTGAGAATTTTCACCAGTATTTTTATACCTAGCGAGTTCAAATTTATTTTTTGGTTCTGCTTGAGTCAACATTTCAACAGGTTTCATTACATAACCTTTTGAACTTTCAAAGAATAAATAACTAGAACTCTTATACTCATCGTGGAATGCTCTTTCGGTCATATATGAGCATGCTTTCATAGGAGTCATATTTGGAATGATAATACCAGTTTCCAAATTATATTTGTCACTACTGGGCTCAATGTCAAAGTTTACACTCGATCCAATTCTATCAAAACATCTCTGAGCAATATCTGTAGCACTACCTTCGAAATGTTCTGATATTCTATTTTCATAATTAGATATCAAATCTTTTGTAATTAATTCTAGATTGTATTTCTGCACCCCTGTATCACTTTTAAGTCCAGTTATCTTATTAACTACAAATTCTTTTTCGATTGGATCATCAAGTCCTACTGTGACAAATTTTAGTTTTACAGTTTCTTGTCCAATAATAGGAGCAAAGTTTAAGATACCTTCTGGATCAATCATTGCAACAGTAGCAGTCACACTGGGGGAAAATATATCTTCAAACATAGCAAGGGCTGCAAAGGAATCTTTCAAATCCAATTTAAATCCATTATGGGCGGTCAGTAATAATTCTGAAACCTCATAATTACCAAATGTTACAGTTTCAACCATTACTTAACTAACCTTTCCCAATCTCTCACAAAATCATCCAATAAACTAGGTTTCATAATTTTTATCTTTCTATTAACTTCATTTTTTTCGTGTTCGTAATCATACTTCGAAATCATTTTATATGATGACTTTTTTTGCGAAGGCATCAAAGAATAAGATTCTGCTGATATTTCATACTCATCTAATATATGTTGAAATGTATGTGGAGTTTTCATTGCTCGTAAAATTGAAAGCTTTGTGCCAGAACCTTTCAACAGATCCCAACCATTTATGAATACACTGTCTGTTGTCGAATATTTAGAACCATTCCAGATGTAATACTCATTACTCACTTTGGCGATCTTGCCCATGATTCTACCATTGTGTCCATATAAACTATTTTTATCCGCAATTTGGATATATGCACCATCAGTGTGTATATTTTTTATTGTAAGTTCTCCAACCATAGAGGCCGTGGTATCTGATTGATAATATATTTTATTTGGTGCATTTTCTGGTACTGTGAATTTTATTTTATTGCCAAGAAATTCTGTATCATCTGCAATCCACCCAGCATATCTATCCTTTGCAGTCCATTTTTTGCCAGAATCAGTAGTAAAATATATTTCTTCAATGTTAGATTGTACTTCAAATGTATATGTGCCACCCCGATATAAAACTACTTCTGGCCGGACTTTCCCGTCTATTACCCATTGAGTCGATTCTTTTGGTTCTACTGAATTATTCGAAGAGACTACTAAAACTCTTGGCGATGGCAATGCAACACCCTGTTGTAGATAATTCCAACCCCTTGAAGGATCTAGAGCATTTGCACCATTTGTCCATTCATAAGAGTTATTAACATCTTCTGCATATATAATTTGACCCTGATATTCCCCCGTTTTTGGTATTTTTGGCAAAGACTTTATTCTTTTTAAATTAATAAAATCTTTAGGTGCATACTTATCGGAAATATATTCCATTAGAGCATTATTACCTTTTGGCAATTCCTCATATACATTTCTTATATCATTATATAATAAAATCACCCAAACCAAAGAAGGAGATTCATAATATTTGGTTGCAATTGATTCTATTGTTTCACCACTTTTGATAGTATGTTCAAAATAATTTTTTGGATTATTTCTAAAACTATCAGTGACATGAGAATACTTAAAAATATTCTTTGCCACAACAGGCCTATTATTCATGTTAATATCATAAGAAATGTAAGGTAATTTATTAAACATTTTTAGTATCCTAATGCTGCATCTTCTTTAGTTACAAGCTGAATCTCTTGAAAAGTCAAGGAAAGTGATATAGTTGAAGGGGCAGCCTCTTCGCCCGATTGTGATTGAAACATTGCAAATGAGCCACCATCTCCCCCATAATCTACTCTTAAATCAGTACAGACACAGGGCTTTATCTTATTAAGATAATTTGATAGCAAACCATCTACATAATATTCTATAGTAAAATAGTTTGGTGGTTTGAACTTATTGCCCCTTGGGCCTAATTCTGGCAGCATATTAACTCTAAACCAACGAATCATTCCTTGTAGCATTACTGATTCTTCCCAACTCTTAGGTAGAAAAGTATAATCATATTGAAATGTTCTAAAATCTACACCTTTAAATAATACGTGTCTATTTGCATTGCCCACAGTACCACCGCTGGCTTGTGAAAGTAATGCACCATTCTCGTCTGCGTTCTCCAGACCCGAAGTTATTATATCCTTACCGGAACCGACAACTTGACCTAAAGCAGCGAATAATGTAGACAAACTAGTAACCCCATCGGCGGTTACAGCCGCATTTGCAAAATTTGAAATCAAAGTACCCCCACTGGTTCCTTCAAAAGAAGATTTAGATTCAACTGATAATTTTTCTGGAATATAAAGTTGTGCAGAACCTTCATGTACTTTATTTCCTGTATTTTCTCGATTAATAATGTCACCGAATAGCTGTCTTGTGAGAGCAGCGGCGCCGTCAGCAATAGCAGTGCCTTGCCCGGCTAATGTTTCCTGTAACTTAGCAGCATTTCTAGTATTGGTACTAAACTTCGTATATCCAGCAACCGCATTGGAGTATGCCTGAAATATAATGTAATCTGCGATCTCAGCTGACTGATTGTTAGCTGGATAATTAAATTCATTTTTACTAATCATACTAGATAAAACTCCTAAATAGTTAAATATATTTATAAAGGTTTTTACTGTACAATGGGCAGATTTACATATAGAGGGAAATATAATCCAATATATACTGAAAAATACATAGGAAATATTTCAAATGTGACGTATAGATCTGGTTGGGAAAGAAGATTTATGAAATATTGCGACTTAAATAAGAATGTCTTAATGTGGTCGAGCGAGGAGTTAGTTATACCATATCTATCACCAGTAGACAAAAAACGACATAAATATTATCCAGATTTCCTCATACAAGTAAACGATTCAAACGGAAATGCAAAAACAGTCGTGATAGAAGTGAAACCAAAAAGAGAAACAAAACCACCAAAAAAGAAAAAAACAATAACACCCAGATATCTACAAGAAGTCAAAACTTGGAGCGTAAACGAGGCCAAGTGGAAATATGCAAATGAATTTTGCAAAGATAGAAATTGGGAATTTAAAATACTAACCGAAGATTTTAAGGCGTTAATAAAAGATGGCAGTTAATTTTATACCACTACTAAAAAGACTTGCAGCAAAAGGCATCAGGCCCAATACAAACTCTGCAAGAGAATGGTTTCGTAAAAAAGTCAGAGATACCAGAATTACTAGAACAACTTTGATGAACAGTACAGACCGGGCAGCTGCGATGCCAAAAATTGGGTCTATGTATTGTTACTCTTATGATCCAAAATGGAAAGATAAATTAGAATATTATGATGAGTTTCCATTAATTTTTATGGTGGAAAGAATACCAAAAGGATTTGTTGGAATAAATCTCCACTATGTTTCACCGAGAAATAGACTCGTACTATTAGAATCACTAACTAAGATCGCTACCAATCAAAAATATGATTCTACTACTAGATTGGCACTGTCTTATAAAATTTTAAAATCTATGTCTAAATATAATATGATAAAACCATGTCTTAAAAAATATTTATATGGCCAAGTCAGATCTAACTTTGTATCTATTGATGCAAGTGAGTGGGACATAGTTACGTTCCTACCAGTACAAAAATTCAAAAAAGCGGCCGCTTCTAAAGTTTGGTCGGATAGTGCAAGGAATAGTTAATATGACAAATGTAGCAAATTTTAGTGCAGAAATTTTAGAAAATGGATTATCAAAAGGTAATAGATATGAACTGCAAATAGTTGCACCTAGTATCGTTGCCAGACAGATGCCCGATAGTACTGATGTAGAGCGTAAAATGAGATTTAGAGTTGACTCACTGCAACTTCCTAGTAAGTCTCTTGCAACCACAGAAACAAAAATATATGGACCAGTAAGAGCAGCCCCATATGCTACAACATATGAAGATTTAACTTTCACCGTATATTGTAGTAATGATCTTTCAGAAAGAACATACTTTGAAAATTGGATGCATTACATAATAAATTATGATAATAATAGAGTACGGTATTATGCAGATTATTCTTCTAGTGACATGAGAGTTATAGTATTTGATGATACTGGAGCAAAAACCAATTCGTATATTTTTGACGGTGCGTTTCCAGTCGCTTTGGGCGCATTGTCACTTTCATATGCAAATGATGCACCATTGCAAACTGAAGTTACAATGTCATATAGAAAATATATATCAGAAAATTCTTATCATGTGAAGACAGGTAGACGGAGAGATGGGATAATAAACAGTGTCCGTAGAGCGGGATATTTAAATACTGACGGTTCTGCGGCAGTCTGATTACAACCTAAATAATTAAAATCGAAAAAGTGAGAAAATAATGCTACCAAGAATTGATATACCGACATATGATATAGTGATACCATCAACAAAAGAAAAGATGAAATTTAGACCATTCTTGATAAAAGAAGAAAAAATACTCTTGATGGCAAATTCTGGAGATGATATAGAAGAAAAAATTGAAGCTGTCAAGCAAATAATTAGAAATTGTATTGTACAAGAAGTTGATGTAGAAAAACTTGCAACATTTGATATTGAATATATTTTTATTCAACTGAGATCAAAATCTGTTAGTAATATATTAAAATTGACTTACGATCACGATGAGTGTACTGAAGGGGACCCGATAGAATTACCATTTGAACTAAATTTAGAAACCGTAGAAGTCGAATATATTGAAGGCGATAGTCATACCAATAGAATCGAATTAACAGATTCCATTGGTATGATGATGCGGTATCCTAATTTTTCGACTATGGATAAATTATTGAAAACAGAAAATTTTCAAGATATCGTGGAAATTATTAGTACTTGTATTGAAATTATATTTGACGGTGATGATATATTCAATCCAAGTGACCATACAAGCGAAGAAGTTATGGATTTTATTGAGAGTTTAACACAAGAACAATTTGAAAAAATAAATGAATTTTTTGAAACAATGCCACAAGCCGTAGGGGCGACCACTATCAAATGTCCAAAATGCGGGTTTGAGAAAGAGATGAGGGTGAGTGGAATCACTGATTTTTTTACCTAAGTCTCAACCACGAATCTTTGGTATCGTTATTCAGAAATAATTTTTCTATGATGCAACATCATAAATACAGTTTAACAGAGTTAGAAAATATGATACCGTGGGAAAGAGAAATATATTTTGGATTATTGGTTGAGTATTTAAAAGAAGAAGAACAAAAGTTAAAACAATAATAAAGGAAATCCACATGGCACCTAAGAAACTAGAAGATAATTCAAAATACGCATACTTAGATGCGGATGGGGACGGAACAGTAAGTGATGAGGAAATGGCTATGGAAAGACAGATGATAGAACTTGCCGATCTTAGATCGGATATGGAAAATGAAGATAAGAAACAAGATGCACAAAGGCATATGGCGTGGTTTGCATTATTTGGTATGTTACTATATCCATTTGCAGTTGTTCTTGCAGAGTGGGTTGGTCTTGTTAAGGCAAGTGCAATTCTAGGTGATATGGCTCCAACATATTTTGTATCAGTTGCCGCGATTGTCGCAGCATTCTATGCAAAAGAAGTATTAGGTAAAAAGTAAAATGGCACTATCAGACACCAATGCGAATCTAAGAAGATCAAATTCAACCGCAGCTCTAACAGGAATGATGAACGCTGCATCTGTACAACTTGCAGATTCGCCGGGTGCAAAAAAGGCATTTGAAAACCTACAGAAAACTTCAATGAAAATACTTGAAGATTCAGAAAAGAGTAGAAAAGAAGTCGCTACAGAATTGAAAATGCAAAGAAAGTCTATTGAAAAATCAGAAGGCGTGGATTCGGCACAGGCAGAATCCATCAAAAAAATGATAAAAGAATTAGAAAAGGCAAACAAACTGAATGCTCAAAGTATGTCGAGTAAGGCTGGAGAGGCAATAGGAGACAAAGCATTCAAAGGTTTGGGTACAATGTTGACAGCGACACTAGCAAGCAGTCCGCTCATGGCAATGGGTGCTGGCAAACTTGGTGATATGATAGGCGATAAAAGAGAAAAAAAGAAAGCAGCGGAAGCAGAACAACGTGCCCAGCAAATAGAATTAAATCAAGAGCGGGCCCTACATGAAAATGAAATGGAAGCTGTTGTCCAAGCAATGAATAATGAAGAAGTAGTTCATAGAGAAAATGTCAAAAACGCATTAGAGTTTGCTAGGAATGAAAAAGAAAGAAGTGAAATTATACTTAATGCAAAACGTCAAGTTGTAAAAGATGCTATTGCAAAAAAGAAACAAGATGAGGCCATAGCAGAACGAGAAAAACACACTAGTGATTTGTTTGAAAAAATGGGACTTACCAGAACAAGTTCTAGTTCTCCAACTCCTCGTGGTGGCACAACTACTGGTGTTGGATCAGGTGACAATGGTTTTAGTACATCCAATAGAGACAATTCCAGTACATCAAATAATAATGAAGGAATTAGTGATGATATATTTGATGTTGGGTTGGGTGGTAATGACCCATACTTATCACAACTTGTATTATTATTTAAAGAACTTATTCACGTAACCGAAAACCCGACTTTAAATTCTTTAGAACTAGAAGAACAAAGAGAGCGGCGCCGAGAAAGAAAAAGAGCACAAAATAGAGATAGACAAAGACTGAGTATGGCATCAAGTGGCGGATTGGGCATAGCTGCAGCAGCTGGTGGCGG